ACTGCACCATTCTGGAAAAGCATCCCAGCAGAATACACCTCATTGCGGGCGTATCCACTGCGACGGCCAGGCTGAACATTCTGGACTGTGACGGCTTCGGCCTGAAAAACTATTTTGAGGGCCGATGCCGTGAGGGCACCTACCAGAACCGCGACTGTCTGTACATCCAGACTGCCACCGGTGAAAAGGTGGTGCTGGTGTCCGGTGGCGGCAAAGCCGGTGACGAAAAGTTGATCAAGGGCAACACCTACGGCACCGCGTACATCACCGAAGCCAATGAATGCAGCGAAACTTTCATCAAGGAAGTATTCGACCGTACCCTGTCCAGCCCGGACAGAAAGGTATTTCACGACCTGAATCCCAAGGCAGAGGGTCACTGGTACTATGAAAATATCCTGAATCTGCACGAAAAGAAGCAGAACGAGAACCCAGAATACGGCTTCAACTATGGGCATTTCACAATTGCCGATAACATGAGCATTTCGGACGACCAGCTCCGGGCTGTGCTTGCAACCTACGACCGCAGCACGGTCTGGTATGCCCGTGACATCCTTGGAAAAAGGAAAGCTGCCGAGGGCCTTGTATACCCTTTCTTCTCCGCCGGGCAGGACACCTACCTTTTTCACGGTGATGCTTCCCACATCGATGGGCAGTTTTACGTGTCCATCGACTACGGCACCCACAACCCCTGCAGCATGGGCCTGTGGGTCATTCATGATGGCAAGGCCCTGCGAATCAAGGAAAGCTATTTTGACAGCCGTGCAGAGCGTGTGCAGCGCACGGACGAAGAGCACTATGCCGAGCTGGAACGCCTGACCAAGGGCTATTACATTCAGGCGGTGGTGGTTGACCCGTCCGCCGCTTCCTTCATCGAGACCATCCGGCGGCACGGCAAGTATCTTGTGATCCCCGCTGATAACGACGTGCTGAACGGCATCCGCTGCGTGGCATCCCTGATGCAGGCCGGGCTTGTGACCATTCACGAGAGCTGCGCGGCATCCCGCCGGGAGTTCGGCCTGTACTCGTGGGACGACAAAGCCAAAGAGGACCGCGTCGTGAAGGAGAACGACCACGCCATGGACGACATCCGCTATTTCTGCTATACGATACTGGCCCCGCTGATCCGCTGGGCAGACTGGAGACGAAAATAATGTTTGATAGACTGCTTTCCTGGCTGCGGGAGAAAGCGCGGCTGCTGTTCGGTGAAAATACCACCGTCAGCGCCAGCGTGTCCTACAGCATGGAGAATGCGATCATCCTGTGGGCGCAGATGTACGATACCGGCGGGCCGTGGTGCCACGGCGGCAAGAACGCCCTGCACAGCCTGAAGCTGGCCCAGAGTGTTGCATCGGAGCTGGCCCGTCTGACCACGCTGGAAATGGAATGCCTTGTTTCCGGCAGCGCCCGCGCCGACAGCATCAACACCATGCTGCAGCCTTTCATTGCAGATCTGCGCACCCCGGTGGAATACGGCTGTGCGCTGGGCGGCATCCTGTTCCGGCCTTTCCTCGATGCAGAGGGACGCATCCAGATCGATGCTGTGCAGGGTGACTGCTTCTGCCCTACCCGCTTTGATAGCTCTGGCCGCATGACCGGGGCTATTTTTTATGACCATCTGGTGCGCGGCAACCGCATTTATACCCGTCTGGAAGATCACGAGTTTTCCGGCAGCACGCACAGCATCACGGTCAAGGCATTCCGCTCCATGACCAGTACAGATCTCGGCATCGAGGTCCCGTTGACCGATGTGCCGGAGTGGGCCGCGATTTCCCCACACACTGAGTTTTCCGGTGTAGACCGCCCGCTCTGGGGCTATTTCAGAGTGTCCAGCGGCAATTCCACTGATCGGCACTCCCCGCTGGGCGTAAGTGTCTATGCCGCTGCTGTTGACACCATCCATGATGCCGATGAACAGTATGGGCGGCTGCTGTGGGAGTATGACGGCGGGCAGCTGGCCCTTGACGTTGACCAGACCGCCCTGCGGCCCGACATCAACGGCGAGAGCGTTATGCCGCAGCGTGAGCAGCGCCTTTACCGCAACTGGTTGAACGGCAGTTCCGGGGCCAATAGCCGGAACCTTTACGAGGTGTTTGCCCCTGCCCTGCGCGATGAAAGTTATCGTCGGGGGATGGATACCATGCTCAAGCGGGTGGAGTTCCAGTGCGGCCTTGCCTACGGCACCCTGTCCGACCCGCAGAACGTGGACAAGACCGCCGAGGAGATCAGGAGCAGCAAGCAGCGCAGCTACACTACCGTCAAGGATCTGCAGCGGGCGCTGGGCAATGCGCTGACTGATCTGGTATACTCCATCAGCAAGCTGCTGGATGCCCAGTGGAACAGCGGCGCAGCCGTTTCCCCGCCGGGCGACTGCAACGTGACCTTTGACTTTGACGACAGTATCATCTCCGACCCCAAGGAGCGCAAGCAGATGTATTGGGGCTACGTTACCGCAGGCAAGTTCCCGTTCTGGCGGTATCTGGTGGAGTTTGAGGGCTACAGCGAGGACGATGCCAAGGCCATTGCCGCCGAAGCGGATGCCGAGAACCGCAGCCCTGAAGCCCTCACCTTCGGGGGTGCCTGATGCTGCCGCCGTCTTACCTCGACCGTATGCCGGATGCCTTTGTGCAGCTCTGGCAGCAGGTTGAGGATGATATCCTGCGGGACGTGGCTCGGCGCATCGGCAAGATGGACAAAGTGACCGCTACTGCTAACTGGCAGCTGTGGCGCTACCAGCAGACCGAAGCGGTGCGCAGTGATGTTGTGAAGCTGCTGGCCAAGTACACCGGCAAGAGCAAAACGGCCATCCGCAAGCTGCTTTTGCAGGCCGCCACCGAAGCCATGGAGCGGGAAGATGCGATCTATTACCACTACGACATGGAGCCGACCCCCTTTGAAGAGAGCGCCGCCCTGAACAATTTGCTGGATGCCGGTGCGCGGCAGACCTGCGGCACATGGCAGAATCTGACCGCCACCACGGCAAACACCGTCACAGGGGCCTTTGAGCGCACGCTGGACGCTGCATGGCTCAAGGTGAGCACCGGTGCCTTCGACTACAAAACCGCCGTCAAACAGGCCGTGGACAGCCTTGCAGACGACATGCCCATGGTCACCTATCCCAGCGGCCACACCGACAGCATCGAGGTGGCCGCACGGCGTGCCATCCTGACCGGTGTCAACCAGACAGCTGGCAAGCTGCAGGTGGCCCGCGCCGACGAGATGGGCGTGGAGTTCTTCGAGACCACCGCCCACGGCGGGGCACGACCTTCCCACGCTGAGTGGCAGGGCAGGCAGTTCCACCGGGGCGGCGCGGTCGATTACAAGGGCAAGCACTACCCGGACTTTGAAGCCGCCACCGGCTACGGCACGGGAGCAGGGCTTTGCGGCTGGAACTGCCGACACCAGTTCTTTGCCTGCTTCCCGGAGCTGGGCGACCCGCCCGCGTGGACGCGTGAGCAGCTGGAAGCCCTGAACGCCCGGAACATCGAGTGGAACGGCAAAAAGTACACCGCTTACGAGATATCCCAGATGCAGCGTGCCCGGGAGCGGAACGTCCGCCGCTGGAAAAAGCGGTATCTGGCCGAGGATGCCGCCGGGCTGGATACCACCGATGCCGCTGTGCGCCTGAAAGCGGCCCGCCAGAGCCTTGCAGAGTTTGCACAGGCCACCGGCGGCCGTGTGGACAGCGCCCGCACCAGCGTGCCCAAGTTCGGCAGGAGCGAAGCCAGCAGAGCAAGCGCACAGGTGCGGAAGGCATCCTCTACATACAGCAGCTTGAACACAAAGGCGAAACCTGTTACAATGCAGTCAATCGCAAATGTTAAGGCGTTCAGCTGTGACACACTGGATGCCGCCGGGCAGCAACAGCTGAAAAACGCCCACAAGCGCCTTCTCATGGTCGCTTCAAAGCAGCCGGAAAATGTTGAAGTGGGCAGGGTGTTCGACATCAAGATGAAGCCGCTGACGAAAGATATCATCGGCTTGCCGGATGGTCATTCTGTTCAGCTACCAAACCCGGATGTACCCTATATTGCGATTCATACCCATCCTGCATGCGGTAGCTTTTCAAATGGTGATCTGCGGCAATTTACGCGAAACGCAAATTTGAAGTTGCTTACTGCTCTTGGGCATGATGGGCATATTTACGCAATCGAAAAGACTTCTACTTTTCAAGAAAGCTCCGCGAAACAGGCCATTCGGAAAATGGATTGCGCAATTGATGAATTGCTCAAGTCCACGCTGACGGATGAACAGGTTCTTGAAAAGGCAGAAGGGGTTATTTCGGACTGCATAAAGGAGTTGCAGAAAAATGGTGCCAAATTCTACGAATAAACCTTCTTACACAGAACAGGAAGTCAGGGAAATGCAGCAGGTTCTTCTGGAAACTCCTGTAGACCCGGCATATGACGATATTTGCAACTCATTTTACGATGGGTGGGACAGAACTGTACACCGTCAGATGTATGCTCGTGACTGCTACAGTATTTTGAAAGAACTTGGAAAGCTCCCGCCCGGCATCGAATAACCTTAACCACCATCCACCCGGACGGTGGTTTTCTTTTGCCCATTTTTACAGAAAGGAACGAACCATGAAAAAGATTCTTCTCGCCCTTGCGCTGGCCGCATCCATTCTGCTGTGTGGCTGTTCCAGCGAAGCCGAAAAGGCCAACTACAACATCTCCAAGCAGGCAGATTACTTCGAGAGTGAGCGCAAGATCACCGTCTACAACGCCCGCACCGACAAGGTGATCATGGAAGCCGAGGGCTACATGTCCATCTCCAACAACTCAAACAATGAGCTTGTCTGCACGGTGAAGGTCGGCCCGGATTCCTACCGCAAGAACTACATCTATCTGAACGACTACACCATGTATGTGGTGGAGGACATCACCGGCACCCATACCGACCCCTACCACTACAAGCTCTATTTCCACACGGACGTACTGCCGAGCGTAGAGGTCAAGCCGTAAAAGTCATTCACGGAAATTCCCCATTTTAACCACTATGTGCCCCGAAAAAAGGCTTCATAGTGGTTTTTTCATGCCGTTTTAGCTCATGTTGGCAGAGCACCGGACTTTTAATCCGGGGGTGGCGGCTTCAACTCCCGCAAGCGGCACCACAGCGGAAGGCGGCGCGTACCCCGTCTTGTCCCGTGCGGAATGAGAACCGCGATACAAAACAGCAGGGACTTATCCACCCAACAGACAAAAGAAAGGAGCACATCGCAAGTGAAACGCGAAGATGTGAGCAAGATCATTCCGGGTATCACCTCGGACCAGCTGGACAGCATCATGAACCTGCACGGCGCGGATATCACGGCCAAGGTGAACGAGATCACCACCCTCAAGGCCGAGAAAACCACCCTGACCGAACAGCTGTCCACTGCAAACAGCAAACTGGAAGGCTACGACCCGGAGTGGAAGGCCAAGGCTGAGCAGGCCAAGACCGATGCTGCCGCGCAGGTGGCTGCCCTTGAGAAGGGCTATGCGCTGGAACGCAAGGCTTCCGGCCTGAAATTTTCCAGCGAGAGCGCCCGCAAGGCGTTCCTTGCCGAGGCAAAGGCCCAGAATTTTGCCATGAAGGACGGCGAGATCATGGGCTTTGATGATTATGTCAAGGCTTTCAAAGAGAGTGATCCCAGTGCTATCCTGCCGGACGGCGGCATGGCACGTTTTTCCGCATCGGCGACCGGCGCACCCGGCCAGCCTGCAAACGAACATGAGGCCGCAAACGCTGCATTCCGCGCAGCATTCGGCCAGAAAGGTTGATGATCTATGGCTATCGATTCTATTTCCCGCAGCAATGCGGAAGCCCTTATCCGCGAACAGCTGGTGAACACCATTCAGCAGGATGTTCCCAAAAGCTCCATCGTCATGCAGCTGGGCACCCGTCTGGCAAACATGACCTCTAACCAGACCAAGATCCCCGTGCTGTCCATGCTGCCGCTGGCCTACTGGGTCAACGGCGATACTGGCATGAAGCAGACCAGCAAGCAGCAGTGGGATAACGTGTACATGACCGCTGCTGAGCTGGCCGTCATTGTGCCTGTGCCTGAAGCCGTGCTGGCAGATTCCAGCTTCGACATCATGGGCGAGGTGCAGCCCCGCGTTCGTGAAGCCATGGGCGCAAAGATCGACAACGCCATCCTGTTCGGCGGCGAGCGCCCCACCGAGTGGACGACCGACATTCTGACCCTTGCGGCCAAGAACAAAGTCACCGGCCCCATTGACTACGCAAAGCTGCTGGGCAAAGACGGTCTGTTCTCCAAGGTGGAAGCTGGCGGCTTTGGTGTGGATGCCGTGGTCGGCGATCTGACCGCAAAGGCAGAACTGCGCGGCCTTGTGGATACCACGGGCCGTCCTCTGTTCCGCTCCGACATGCAGGGTGCGACCACCTACGCACTGGATGGTGCCCCGCTGTACTTCCCGGAAAACGGCGGCTTTGATGCTTCCAAGGCCCAGCTGATCGCGGGCAACTTCAAAAAGCTGGTGTATTCCATCCGTCAGGATGTGACCGTCAAGCTGCTGGATCAGGGCGTGATTCAGGATCCTTCCACCAAGGAGATCGTTTACAACCTCGCCCAGCAGGATATGGTGGCCCTGCGTGTGGTCATGCGCATGGGCTGGGCACTGCCGAACCCTGCAACCCGCCTGAATGCCGACCGCTCCAAGGTTCCGTTCGCGTTCCTGACCGCCGCTGCCGTCGCAGCGTAAGGAGCCGCCATGCTGTACTGTACCTACGACGAATACCTCACGGCGGGCGGCACGGTGCCGGAAGCGGCCTTCGGGGTGCTGTGCAGCCGGGCTTCCCGCATGATCGATGCCGCCACCTTTGGCCGGGCAGAACCCCACGCTGCCGGGTGCGAGGCCTGCCGGGAAGCATTGGCGGACGCCTGCGCCCAGATCGTCGGCCTGCTGGCCGCTGCGTCTGCGGTGAGCGCTGTGCCGGGCGCTGCCAGCGTCTCCAACGACGGCTACAGCGTCACCTTTGGCAGCAATGCCAGTATGACCGCAGCCACCCGGCAGGAAGCCTATGAAATCATCCGCACGGCCCTCGGTGCTGACCCGCACGGCCTGCTGTACAGGGGGTGCTTCTGATGCAGACTGCTGTCACCGTGGTCAACCTTATCCGCGACATCGCCACCGAGACCGACACCCCGGAGTGCTGGGTGTTCCCCGGCTGCAGCTGGCGGGAATGCCGCTCCACGTCCGGCTCCGGCACTGCCAAGGACCCGGAGCGCACTACGCACATCCGCATTCCGGCCAGCGTGTGCACCATGGGCTATCTGCCCTACGCTCAATGGGCGGCTCTGCCTGCTGCCGAAAAGGCCAAACACTGGACCCTGAAACGCGGCTGGAAGCTGGTGCAGGGCACGGTGTCTGCCTTGACCGCCGAAGAGTATACCAAACTCGAAAAAACACACCTGTGCTGCACCGTGTCGGCTGTCTCGGACGACCGAGAGCCGCTGCTGCCCCACTGGCACGTGGAAGGGAGCTGATCGCATGAGCGCACCGGTTTTTGATTTTAAGATCACCTTACGGCCCGGCCTGCAGGCGGATATGGACGCAGGCTTTGCAAAAGTGCAGTATGCGTTTTCCCAGCAGGTAGCCAAAACCGTTGACCCCTATGTGCCCTTTGACACCGGCACCCTGAAGAACAGCGTCAATCAGGCATCGGACTTCAAGAATGGTCTGCTGGTCTATAACACGCCCTACGCCCGCAGGCAGTATTATCTGCATGAACAGGGTGAAGGCCTGCACGGTGACAACCGCCTGCGCGGCTCCTACTGGGGCCAACGGGCCATTGCCGACCACAAGGACGAACTAGAAAAGTTCGCCCACGATGCCGCAAAACAGTATCTCGGAGGTGAAAAATGAGCGAGACTGCAAAACCCACCATTGCCGCCCTGCGGGCGTGGCTCAAGACCTGCCCGCTCATCGCCGAGGAACAGGAAGCCACCGGCGCGGCCTTCCGCATTGCCGGACTGGACGAAGAGGCCACCGCCTTTTCCATCGAGGACAGCCCCGGCGACCCGGTGCTCACCGAGTATCTCTCCGGGCGGGACATGGCAAAGAATTACCTGTTCCTCTCCCGGCGGGAGTACGGCGAGGCGGACGTTCTGGCCATCCAGAACAGCGGCTTTTTTGAGCAGCTGACCGACTGGGTGCTGGCGCAGAATGACTGCGGCCATCTGCCCGATCTCTCGGAATGCGGCAGGGACAAACAATCCCTCAGCGTGTCCGTCACCTCCACCGGCTACATCGTCACCAGCAGCGCGGGCAGCTGCCGGATGCAGATGCAGCTGCGCCTGACCTACTACATGCCCAAATGAAAGGAGTTTTGATATGACTGTTTCTGAAACTCTGGCTAAGCTCAAGACCGATAAGGGTATCGAGCCGAAAGCCGACTACACCGGCGTAGAGCGCGCCGATGACTTTATTTTTGCCATTCAGACCAGCGCCGAGCAGAACAAGGTCGGTGACTGGATCGTATGTGCAGAGCGCGTCAAGGAGCACTCCGGTGCTCTGAACGCCACCACCGAGGACAACTCGTATATCCGCGCCGGCACTGTGACCGAGAAGGGCGAGGTTCAGCGCACCTTTGCCCTGAACGGCAACCGTTGCGTGGGTGACGCTGCGCAGGATTTCCTGCTGAGCCACAAGGTCAAGTTCGGCTCCGGCCAGAGCGTGATCTTCCCCTACGTCTACTTCAGTGTCAAGACCGGCAAGGGCGAAAAGGGCCAGGCATCCTTCATCGTCACCAGCGATTCCAGCGGTGCCGCCGGTGCCGCTGCAGGCTTTGCCTGCGACGTAAAGGGCATTGGCACCCCGTCGGAGTACGATTACCTGACCGACCCCGACATGCAGACGCAGGCAGCGCCCGGCAAGGCGGTCAAGGCCTGATATCCGCTTTCCCGTTCCGGTCCCGGAACGGGATTTTTTATGCCGTGAAACAGGTTTCTCCGGGGCAGTACCGGGGCACGGCGCAACGAAAGGAGCCAGAAAATGTTTATTTGTGGACAGGAATTTGAGTTTTCCATTTTGAACGCCAACGATATGGACCGCTTTGAAGATGCCAACGAACAGATGCAGCAGGCCGGCAGGGCCGAAACTGAGCGCTTCAACCATGGCGGTGTGCGTCTGGGTGACTATATGCGCGCACAGGCAAGGATCGTCATGCACTGCATCGACGAGATCCTCGGTGCAGGTGCATCCGACTGTCTGGGCTTGGACGAGAACAACGCAGCACCTATCTACGATGTGCTGGATGCCATCAACGAGGCCTGCAAGGCTGAAAAACAGCACTACGCCGACCGTATCCCGAAGCCGCAGCCCATGAACCGCGCCCAGCGCCGGGCCGAGAAGAAAGCACGGCAGCGCACCCAGACGGCTGGGCGTATCGTCGCAAAGCCTCCCGTGAACTACCCGCAGCCGCCTGCCGCTCAGATGGTGGAGTGCGTGGACAAAGCTGCCCGCCGTAAGGCCCTGCTGGCCGAACTGGCTGCTCTGGAAAATGACTGACCTGCTGACGGATGCCCTGCCTACCGTTTGGGAGGGCAGACGCATCGACCCGGATTTCCGGCATATGGTCTGGCTGCTGAACACCTACCGCCGGGCAGAAACTGACGAAGAAAAGGTCCAGCTGATGCGCGACGCAGCAGAGCGGTTCTTTGCAGGACCGGTTTCTGACCCGCAGCTGCCGGATGCTTTTGCGTCCCTGATGCGCTTTTTCCGCGGTTGTGCGGACGACGCTCCCGGTGGAGAGCCGCCGGAGGCCGATGCCGGTGCCGGTGAGATCACGCTGGACTACCACTGCGATGCAGCCTATGTTCTTGGCGCATTCCAGCAGGCCTACGGCATCGATCTGACCACTGACAAGGTGCACTGGTGGCGTTTTATGGCGCTGATGCAGGCACTGCCTCAGGAGACCGCGCTGTCGCAGATCCTGCAGATCCGCACCACGGATACCAGCGAGATGGACCCAGCAACCCGACAGCGATACGAAGCGGCAAAGGAGCGGTACGCCCTGCCGCCGGAGCTGAAAGGAGGTGCGCGCGATGTTACCCCGCAGCAGCATGATGCCGCATTCCTCGCGCGGTTCCGCTGAGGACAGTACCCGCGTGCCGGTGCGCTGCCCGTATTGCAGCAAGCCGCTGCCTGCCTGGGCAGAAGCTTCCGCCAGCGCTCACGGTGTGTGGGTCAAATGCAAAAATCCCGCCTGTAAGCGGGAGGTAGAAATCAAGTTATAACAGCCTGTGCCCTTGTGCCCGCGCTCTTTTGGAATGGAGAGAGGTGGACACAAGTGGCATTCGATTATTCGATCACCGGCAACACCAAACTGGATACCAGCGGTTTTACCAATGGCATTTCCAGCATGACGGTGGCTGCTGGTAATCTGATTGCTGACTTTGTAAAATCGGCCAGCAGCAAAATGGCCGAGCTGGTGACTTCCTCGGTCGATATTGGTGCATCGTTCGAGACAGCCCTTGCCAAGGTCAGCACCATCGCCGACACGAGCAAGGTCTCTGTGGGCGATCTGAACAAGCAGATCCTTGATACATCCGGCAGCATGGGCGTTGCCGCTGCAGACATTGCCGAAGCAGCCTATCAGGCCATCAGTGCCGGACAGGACACGGCAAACGCCGTAGCTTTTGCCGGACAGGCTTCCAAGCTGGCTGCTGCTGGCTTCACTTCCAGCAGTTCGGCGGTCGATATCCTGACCACCGCGCTGAATGCCTATGGCCTGAGTGCAGATCAGGCCACCCATGTATCGGATGTGCTGCTGACCACCCAGAATCTGGGCAAAACCAGCGTGGATGAGCTTTCGTCCAGCATGGGCAAGGTCATTCCTCTGGCTGCAGCGTATGGCGTGACCGTCGAAAATCTGTCCAGTGGTCTGGCCGTCATGACCGCAAATGGTATTGCCACGGCAGAAGCCACCACCTACACCAAGTCCATGCTCAACGAACTGGGCGATGCCGGTTCTACTGTCGGCAAAATTTTGCAGAAACAGACTGGCAAGAGCTTTGCTCAGCTGAATGCTGAGGGCAAGAGCCTGGGCGACGTTCTCCAGATCTTGTATAAGAGCGTCGGCGGCAGCAGCACTGCCTTTGCAGGTCTGTGGTCGAGTGTGGAAGCAGGCACCGGCGCATTGTCTTTGGCATCCGGCGGCGCTGAACATTTCAACGATGTGCTCAGCCAGATGCAGAACAGCGCAGGCGCTACCGAGACCGCCTACGAGACCATGACCGACACCTTTCAGCACAAGGTGGAGACCATGCAGACGGCTGCCCAGAACTTCAGCATCACCCTGTATGATTCGCTGGAGCCTACTCTGGGCGATGTTGCTCAGTGGGGCACCGACTGCATCAGCACCCTGACCACTGCCCTGTCTGAGGGCGGCCCTGAAGCCATGCTTCAGGCGGCTGGCCAGATCATCTCCGATCTAGCGGGCAGCATTGTCGAGCAGCTGCCCAGCCTGATGCAGTCCGGTGTGGAGATCATCACCCAGTTGGCTGAAAACATCGTGACAGCTACACCGGCTATGCTTGACACAGCTGCCGAAGTGCTGGGCGCTCTGGCACAGGGGCTTGTGGACAACATCCCGGACCTGATCGCCAGCGCCGCTGAGGTCATCGCCGGATTTATCGGCTACCTCGGCGACCACGCAGACGAGATGATGACCGCGGGCCTGCAGATCATCGAGAGCCTCATCATCGGCATCACCGATAACCTGCCGGGTCTGATCGAGGCCGCAGGCGCGACGATCGCCAAATTCGCCGCCGCACTGATCTCCAATCTGCCGAAGATCCTCGAGTGCGCTGCCGCCATAATGACAACCCTTGTGGACGGCATCCTCTACAGCATCGAAAATCTGGCCGAAGCAGCCCTCGCCTGCATCGCAAAGCTGGTGGGTGTCTGGGACGGAAACATGGACGAGTTCGGCCATATTGGTGAGAACATCGTTCAGGGCATCATCAACGGCATTGCAGGCATGTGGGGCAAGCTCACCTCGTGGGTGTCCGGCCTGATCGCCAACCTCGTTGGAACGGCCAGCAATGCCGCCACCACCGGTGTCGCGTCCGGCGCTGCTTCTGCGGTGGCATCAGCCTACAACGGCAAAGGAATGAACCGTGACCAGCGGCATCAGGACGCACTGGCAGGCAAGGGCATCAGCAACAAGAGCTGGACTGAGCGCCAGAACGAAGCAAAGGCCGCAGCGGCCGAAAGCCAGAAAGCCGCATCCACCATCTCCCAGTCCGCAGGCAAAGCCGCATCTGCCGTCAGCACTTCCGGCAAAAAGGCCTCCACCAGCGCAAAAACAGCCGCCGCTGAGGTGGTCAAGTCCATCTCGGACACCACGACCACCGTAAAGGACGGCGTGACCCGGACGGTGGAAACGGTCAATGAGACCTTGTCCAACGGCAAAAAGCAGCAGAAACAGACCATCACCGAGACTTCCCGGCAGATGGTGGATGGTGTGCTGAAGGATGTCAAGACCATCACAGAGGTTGCTGCGGACGGCACCAAGACTGTCAAGCAGACCATGGAGGATGTCAAGGCGTCCGTACAGACCACGGTCAAGGACACCCAAACCAGCATCGTGGGCGGTGCTCAGGTCACGGTGGAAAAGACCACCGAGACCCTGACTGATGGCAGCGAGCGGGTGTCCACCGTGACTACCCGCACCGGCACCGAGGTCATCGAGGGAGTAGAGCGCACCGTCAAGACCGTGACCACCAAGACCGCCGACGGTGTGGAGACCACGGTCAAGACCATTGAGGATGCCGGTCCGCAGTATGCCAGTGCCGGAGAGCTGTTGACCACTCAGCTGCGCACCAAGCTGGAAGATGGCTGGAAGAGCATCAAGAAGGACATCCAGACCGACGCGGTCGGTGCCATCAAGACCCTTGCCAACGCGCTGAAAAACGGCGATCTGGAACAGCTGGGCTTCTGGGCAGCTTCCTACTTCTGGCAGGCGTGCACGGATAAACAGAGGGAGCAGATCACGGCCATTGCGCAAGGTGCGCTGGACCAGCTCGGCAATGCGCTGTCCGGTGTTGGCAACAAGCTGGCAGCTCTTGCATCCAGTCTGGTTGCAAAGTTCGTGCCCGCTGCAACGACGGCCACCGGTGCGCAGGAGGGGCTTAACGTTGCCATGGATGCCAACCCCATCCTGCTGGTGATTTCTCTGATCGGCATGTTGGTGGGCGCACTGCTCAACTTTGCCAGCACAAACAAAAACGTCGCAAACGGCATGAACGATGTATGGTCGGGCGTGGCCGATTTCATGTCTTACATTTTTGAGGGCCTGATGTACGTCCTTGGCTTGTTTGTGGAGCAGTTTGTCATCGAGATCAATGCGCTGATCGGTGCCTACAATCTCGTCGCACAGCTTTGGGGCGGCCACATCGACTATGTGTCCAACCCCGCATGGGACTATGCCAAGAAGATCCAGAAGGAGCGTGAGGACCGCAAGAACGCCCGCCTCGCCAAGCAGGAGCAGGCCGAGCTGGATGCGGAGTATGCCCGTCAGTCCGGCGATGCCGAGAAAAAGCAGCTGGATGCCGAGTACGCTAAAAAGGCTGCCGAACTTGCCCGGGCGAAGCTTACCGAGGATGACCCCGGTATGCTGGATGCCGAAAAGGCCGTGGCTGCTGCGGACTATAAAAAATCCGTTGCCGACCTTGAAAAGAAACTGCTGGATGCCGAGTACAAGAAGCAGTCGGCGCAGATCGGCAAAAAGACTGCTGCCGATGCAACCGCGCTGGCGGATCTGGAAAAGCAGCTTGTCGAGGCCGAGAACACCCTACGGATGGGCGACCTTGAGCGGGAACTGCTGCAGCTGGACTACGAAAAGACCCTCCGAGACCTGGAAGAAAAATACAAGCCCGGCACCCCCGCCGAGCCGGAGAAGCCTGATGCCTCGACGGACCCCGGCACCCCCGGGACTACGCCGGATAAGGATAATACCGATGCCATCCGGGACAACACCGAGGCCCTGCTGGCCGCAAACAGCAAGCTGGCCGAGATGGTGCGGCAGGCAGACAGTCTGGTGCTGTCGGACAACATGGCCATCTCTCGCAGTGTGGCCGCTTCCGGCACGGCAAAGGTGGCCGCAGCCGCCAACCAGTACCACCGGGAGGGCGACACCAACATCACCCAGAACATTTACAGCAAGGCCCAGACGGCGGCAGACCTCCAGCGGGAAGCACGCTGGGAAGCCGACCGGGCCAAGGCCCAGAAACGATGAAAGGAGGGCTCTGAATGCCATTTCGCAAAGACCATTTGCGGCTCGTGACGGATGCCGGGGCCGCTCTCGACATCGGGTGGGACTACGGCACGCCCTACTCCCTCGATCCCATCAATGGTGTGAACGTAGATCTGCAGACCGCACAGGGCGTGAACCAGATCGGCAACACGGTGGAGAAACAGAGCGTGGCCGGGGTGAGCCGTGAACTCATCATCCACTGCCACAGCCCCCACGGCGATGCGGATGCCGCCCTGCTGCTGGAAAAACTCCCCTACTTCACCAGCGGCACCATGTACTTTGAGGACAAGTATTTCTGCCGCTTTGTGCTTTCCAAGACCCCCTACACAAAGAGCATCCACCCATACCCGGTCCTTGACATGATGTTCTTCTGCCCGAAGCCCTTCTGGTACGATCTGACCGCTCAGAGCTTCTGCATCAACGGCTTTGTGCCCAGCTTCAGACTGCCGGTCAACTACTCCAAGCCCCACCGGTTCGGCGTGCGCACCTCGTTTGGCTGGCAGAACGCGGTCAACCCCGGGGCGCTGGCTGTACCCTTCACGGCCACCCTCAAGAGTGACGGTGCAGTGGTCAACCCCTGCGTGCTGAACATCATCACAGGCCAGAGCATCCGCATCCTGACCACCCTGACCCCGGGGCAGGTCATCGAGATCTACCGCACCACCACCGACAAGCTGGCCGTCAAGCGGACAGAGGACGGCACGGCGGAGAACATCTTCTCCCTGCTGGACGAGGACAGCGACCTGCTGGAGCTGGCTCCCGGAGACAACCTGCTCAAGGCCACCGCCGACAGCGGCGAGACCCTCCTGCAGGTCACGGTGCAATTTTATCCCATGGTTTCAGGCATTCTGCCGGAGGTGATCGCATGACGCTGGATGTTTTGGATGAGACGACCCTTGCCCGGCTGGGCCGGGTGGAGGTCTGGGTGAGCCTTTACTGGGACGAGCCCTACAACACCGAGGGTGAGTTCACCCTCGAAGTCAGACCCACCGAAGAGAACCTGTCCCTGCTGCGGGAGGGCCGCTGGCTGCGCCGCAGTGACAGCAACGTGCCCATGCGCATCTGCCACCGGAGCAACGAGAACACCGACAGCAATCTAGTGGTCACCGGCTTCCCGGGAACGTGGATCTTCACCAAGCGGGTCTGCACCGTCATCGTGAAGAGCGAGAACGCGGAGCAGGCCATGCGCAGGCTGGTCAATTCCATGGAGCCGTGGCCCAAGCTGGAGCTTGGAGAGCTGGTGGGCTTTGACACCACCTACACCGCACAGACCTCCGGCGGCAGCATCATGGACTACCTGATGACCATCGGCGCGGCCTGCGACCTAGGCTTCCGGGTACGGCTGGCAGGCAAGAACGCAGATAAGAAGCTGCTGTTCGAGGTCTACCGGCCCACCGCCGACCCCAACAACAGGTTCAGTACCAAGTGGGGCAACCTGACCGGGGCCAGTTGGGCCTTTGGGGACAGCGACTATGCCAACGTTGCCGTTGTTCAGGGGGCCGGTGAGGGCGATGCCCGGGCCACCGTGACCGTGGGCCTGACGGATGCCACCGGAGCCGACCGGCGGGAGCTCTATGTGGATGCCCGGGACGTGCAGCCGGACGAGGAAAAGGGCGAGAGCAACAAGAGCGAAGCCTACCTCGAGCGGCTCATGGCCCGGGGCACCAACAAGCTGCTGGAACAGCTGCGCACCGGCTCCATTGAGCTGACCATCGATGCCGAGGGGCTTTCCCCCGGCGACGTGGCCTTCTGCACCATCCCGGAGCTGGGCTACAAGGCCACCGTCCGGGTGGCCGATGTCATCACCCAAAGCCAGAGCGACAGCACCACCCGCACCGCGCGGCTGGGCACACCGGTCTGGCGCAAGCTGTAAGGAGATGATCTTTTGAGCAAAATCGTTTTATACCCCGCCGACGGCTACGACTTCGATGCCGCAGACGTGGCGGCCTACCTTGCGGGCCTCACCAGCGGTGTGTTCAGCTCCGCTGAGGACTTCCCGGTGACAGCCGCAGACGGGCTGAAGGTCACCGTGGGCGCGGGCCGTGGCTGGGTGCACCCCAGCCGTTTCACCGGCTACTCCATCACAAAGCGGGAGGCCGACACCCTGACCCTGCCGCTGGCCGACCCGTCTCTCCCCCGCATCGACCGCATCGTCATGCGCTATGATGCCGGTGCCAGAGCCGCCAGCCTGCAGGTGCTGCAGGGCACGGCATCCAGCACACCCACGGCCCCGGCCATCTCCCGCACTGAGCTGATCTACGACCTCTGCCTTGCCGAGATTACCCGCCCGGCAGGCTCCACCGCCGTCACCACCGGCCAAATCACCGACACACGGCTGGACGAGAAGCTCTGCGGCATCGTGCGGGACGGCGTGACCCACATCCCGACGGCGGAACTTCTGGCCACAGCAAAGGCGCGGATCGCGGAACTGGAAGAGACTGCATCGGACAGCAGCCGCAAGGCCGCTGCCTGTATGGAGGAGGCTGCTGCATCTGCCAAAGCCGCTGCCGACGATCGAGCCGCCGCCGGGACCCATGCCGCCAATGCCAAGCAGGCTCTGCGTGACACCACACAGGCCCGCGATGACGCGCTGCAGGACATCAACGCTGCCTGCACGGAGGCTCTGGACAGCGTCAGCAAGGCAACCTTGCCCGCACAAGAGGCCGCTGCCAAGGCCGGCAGGAAAGCGACGGAGGCCACAGACGCTGCAGCAGCGACTGCGAAAGACAAGACAGCGGCAGGCACAAGCGCCGAAGAGGCTGCTCGAAGCCAGAGCGCAGCAGCTAAAAGCGCCGAGGAGGCCAAAAAAGCTGCTGGTGAGGCGAAATCCTACGTCTCCACTGATCCTACCCTGTCCACCGAGGGTGCGCCTGCCGATGCAAAGGCCACCGGTGACGCGCTGGAGAAAAAGGCCGTTAAGACACACACCCACGATCTGAGCGCGGATACCAGCACCCCGCAGGATGCAGATTACTATGTATCCCAATATGCCGGCGGCGGAAGCACAACGACCACCTACCACCGTCGGCCCATGAGTGCGCTGTGGACCTACATCAAGAGCAAGGCAGACTCCGTGTTTGCAGCCAAGAGCCACACCCACAATTATGCCGGTTCCGGTTCTGCTGGCGGCTCGGCCAACAGTGCCGTCAAACTCGATACCGCAACCGCGGGCAGTGCGACGAAACCGGTATATATCATCGGTGGCAAGCCGGTGGCCTGCACTCACTCGCTGGGCAAGGATGTACCGGCCAACGCCGTTTTTACTGACCACACTTACACCAAGATGACCGCCGCCACGGCCAGCGCGGCTGGCAAAGAGGGCCTTGTGCCTGCACCCGCAGCCGGTGCACAGGGTAAATTTTTGCGCGGGGATGGGACATGGCAGGCCGTTGCGGCCAAAGAAGCCGTGGATGCCATGCTGGCAGAGATTCAGGCGCAGGTCGCAAAAGCTGGCGCGCCGACCGAACGTCTGGCCTTTGTCACGCAAATCTCTGCAGGCAATTGGGGCTGGAATAACACCATAAGCTGTGAAGCCACCATTCCTGAAGGTATGGATTTCATCCGCATCACTCCGAAGAATTTTAATTCTCCGTATGTGCTCCAGTTTTCTCCTGATAAGGATTTAAGCTTTAAAGCTGGAGAGAACAATGCGATATCCGCGATCTGCTCAACTGGTGCTACTTTCAAATACACCGCCAGCGACCGCAAGATCAAAATAACCGTCCTCAGTGCCGATATCGGCAGCACCTGCATTCAGGGCTATAAGTATGGCACCGCCGCCACTCCCTGCATCGTCTGGACTGAGGGCGACGGCACATCCGCTAAAGACCATGACATCGATTATATCGAGATCAAGGAGCGGTGGAACTCTGGAGACAGCAGCAACACCAATACGAAGGAAGCTGTTGCCCGCGTCGTGAAAGGCAGCAAGTATACGACCGAAGGCGGTGCCACAGTCACTTTTGCCAGCGACGGCACCGTAACGGCCAGCAACTATTCCGGCACGCTTGTGGGCTACCGATACATGACGCTGACAGAAGTTTCAAAGCAGTTAGCATCCACTCAATCCGCTCTGGCCGACGCAGACGCTTTGAACCTTGACCAGGACTACCGCCTAACTCTTTTGGAGCTGGGCGTGACCGATGATGAAACAACCGCATGAACAGAAAGGAAGGACTACTATGGCACTTTATAACACCTGCAAACGCATGATCGAGCGCGGCCAGACCGCCGGTATGGCAAAGAAGCTGGATATCTTCTATGCTGCCAACAAGCTGACCGATGAACAGTACGCAGAACTGACCGAGATGCTGACCGAAAAGGCCAACGCAGCAAAGGCCAAGAAATAAAAACAGGAGCTGAAAAATCAAAATGGCACTCTCGAACACGGCCACGCCGATCTACTACGGCCGGTTCCGGGAGGCCGTGATGCGCGGGGAGATCCCCGTTTGCAGAGAGATCAGCATGGAGATGAACCGGATCGACGACCTGATCGCAAACCCGGGCATCTACTATGACGATAAGGCCATCAACGGCTTTATCGCGTTCTGCGAGGACGAGCTGACCCTGACTGACGGCGGCGATGTGAAGATGCTGGACAGCTTTAAGCTGTGGGCAGAACAGATCTTTGGCTGGTACTACTTTGTGGAGCGGAGCGTGTATGTGCCGAACCCCCACGGGGCAGGCGGACACTACGAGACCAAGCGCATAAAGAAGCGGCTGGTGACGAAGCAGTATCTTATCATCACACGTTCGGCCGCAAAGACCATGTACCTGGAATTTTTGCAGGCGTACTTTATGACCGCCAACACGAACACCACCCAGCAGCTGACCACAGCGCCTACTATGAAGCAGGCCGATGAAGTGCTGGCACCCTTCCGCACTGCGTTGGCACGGGCAAAGGGGCCGGTGCTGAAGTTCATGACCGATGGCAGCCTGCAGAACACCACTGGCGCGAAAGCAGACCGTGTGAAGATGGCAAGTACCAAAAAAGGCATCGAGAACTTTGTGACCAACAGCCTTTTGGAAGTGCGCCCCATGACCATTGAAAAGCTGCAGGGCAGGCGCGACACGGTGGCGACCGTGGACGAATGGCTGAGCTGTGACATCCGAGAAGACCCCATTGGTGCCATTGAGCAGGGCGCGGCGAAAAACGAGAACTACCTGATCGTTGCGGCAAGCAGCGAGGGCACGGTGCGCAACGGATGCGGCGACGACATCAAAATGGAATTGCTGAGCATCCTGAAGGGGGAGTACATCAATCCGCACGTTTCCATCTGGTACTACAAGCTGGACAGCATTGAGGAAGTTGGTCAGCCGGAGATGTGGCTGAAGGCAAACCCGAACCTGGGCAAGACCGTAAGCTACGAGACCTACCAGCTGGACGTGGAACGAGCCGAAAAATCGCCCAGTGCTCGGAATGACATCCTTGCAAAGCGCTTCAACCTGCCGATGGAGGGTTACACATTCTTTTTCCCATATGAGGAGACCCTTTGCCACCGACCGAGAAGCTATTGGCAGATGCCATGCGCCATGGGCGCGGACCTGAGCATGGGCGATGATTTTTGTGCGTTTACGTTTTTGTTTCCGCTTTCAAGCGGATATTTTGGGGTAAAGACGAGGGACTACATTACCAGCTACACCCTGAGCCAGCTGCCCGTGAGCCGGAGAAACCAGTACGAAGAGTTCATGAAAGAGGGGACACTATTCGTATTTGACGGCACGGTGCTGGACATGATGCAGGTGTATGAAGACCTTGATAACTTCGTGCAGCAGAACCAGTACGACGTGCGGGCGTTTGGCTACGACCCCTACAACGCGCAGGAATTCGTGGAGCGCTGGGGGCAGGAGAACGGCACCTTTGGCATTACGACAGTAATTCAGGGTGCGAGGAC